TGTAGTAGCAGGCTTGTGTTCTCATGGTCGTGTGGGGCTTGGTCTCGTGCGGCGCGTCGTGCGCTGCTTACGGCCCTACTATGGCTTGGCTCCTCCCTTTATCCAGCTTTATTTGCAAAAAGATTTCGTATTTCTTTTCCCTTACGGACACTAGGGCCACACGCGCTTTCTGTTAATTTCTAATCGCTTTCTAATCAAAAACCGCCTTATCTTTCTCCCGTATAGCATCTCCCTCTCCTTCTCCCTCCGCTTCCCCTATGAGCCCGTAGGGCGTCTCTCCTCCTCCGGTGGGTGTCTCCCCTGCCCTATTGGCTATCGCCTTGCCCTGGTCGATCCTCGTGCTGCTGCGCTACCTTTCCCGCCGCTTGCTTTCCTGCTGTCTCCTTGCCAAGGTCTGACGCATGCCGCTTGCCTCCGCTTCCTCATCCTCGCCTAGTCCAGCCGTTGGTGGTGCCCTAAAATCCGCCTGTGCCGTGCCTGATTTCATTTCGGCCGAGCCTGGCCCGTGCCCTGGGGTTGACTTTGTGCCTACCCATGTTCTGCCTGCTCCTAAGCCAGCCTCCAAGGGGCAGGGCCGGTTCCTTCGTGCCGGCACCGAGGTGTTGCGTGTTCGCGGCTGGGCGCTGCGGGAGCGCGTTATCCAGCTTCATTGCTTCGAGGGCAAAAACCTGCGCCAGTGCGCGAAAATCCTTGGTCGGTCCTACAAACACACCGCTTCTGTCTGGGCCTGCGTGGCTCGGGAAGTCTCCGGTGGGAAGGCCACGCCTGAAGCTCACCGGGAAGCCGTGCGCGGCTACCTGGACAAGCATTACCGGCGCGTGATGGAGGGCGCTCAAGGCTTGCTTGGCGAGGCTGCGGCCTATGGTGCTGTGGTTGTGGCGGCCGGCAAGGCGCTGGCCGAGCTGCATGGCATTAAGCCTGAAGACGCGATGCCGGCTGGCTTCTCCCTCGAGGATGTCGGGCGCGAGGTCCGTGTTGTCTCTCCCCTGCTTATCGACCGTCTCGACAAAGTTCGGGCGCTCAACGGTGCGGCCGGCGATCCGGCGTTGTCTGCTGCTGGTGGGGTTGCTCGTGGCATCAAGCTGCGCTCGGTTCCGGTGGAGGGCTCGGTGCTCGGGGGTGGCTCCTCCTCCCCTGCTGAATAGCTTGTACTTGTTACAACAGCCATAAAGCGGAGTCCAGATCCTTGCAAGCAGTAGGGCTAAACGCTGCGTTGGCAGTAATGTTGGTTAGTGCGCTACGCCTACCACTACATGTGGGGTGTTCACCGCCTGTTCATGCGCCTCTTGACGCTGTGCCCGTGCATGGCTATGGGTGGGCGTTGCGTGCTTCGGTGCGCGTGCTTGGCCACCCGGTAGACTCTACCGGTTCATCGCTCGGTGCGTGCTGTGTGGTGCTTAGATCGTTGAGCGGGGCGTGTGCTGCCGCTCGTGCTGCGTACTGGGCGCTGCGCCGTGCTGCGTGGCCAGGCAGGGCACCGGCACCGGCTACCCACCCCCGACCCCCCTTTTGGGTCCCATCACCCTTTACGCTACCCCTCCCCACCATGCTGGAGGCGAGTCTTGCTTTCAAAAAACACGCCAAGAAGGGCGGGGGGGGGGTAAAAAGATTCGGATCTGAGATAGGAAAAGTGGTGGAAAATTTTTTTCCTGAAAATGTTTTGGGATTTGTGATGGGGAAGGAGGGGGAGTGCGCCACTTTTGTGTGAGGTGTTTGTGATGTAGGTGTTGCGGAATGAGCGACACATTGGTTGACCGGTTTCGGGATAGTATGGTTGGGAAGAGTGACCGGGATTTGGGGGAGATGGCGTTGGGGAGTCCTGCGGTGCATTTTGCGACGTGTGTTCGGATTCAGAACAAGGACAACGAGGCGATTCGTCCGACGCCGAACATTTTGCAGTTGCGGATGAGTGAGGTTTACGAGGTTTGCATGGCGGTGGGAGCTCCTTGCCGGATGATTGTGTGTAAGCCGCGGCAGGTGGGGTGTTCGACGTTTGCCTCGCATATTGTGTATCACCATGGGATGCGGTGGCGGACGAACGGGATCACGATCAGCGACAAGGCTGGGAATTCGCAGAAGTTGATGATGAAGGTTCGGGATTACGGGCAGGTGGATGCGTTTCCGTGGGGGATCCGTCAGCTGAAGGATTCGTCGATGGGGTTGACGTGGACAAATGGGACGCGGTGGGAGATTGATTCTGCGGAGAACTGGAAGGCGGGGATTGGTGATACGCGGACGGCTTTCCATGCTTCGGAAACAGCGAAGTGGCCGAAGACTGGGGTGAAGAATGACAAGCGTGTGATGGCGGCGGTGTTGCCGTCGATTTCAAAGGGGAAGAGCGTGGTGATTTCGGAGAGTACGCCGGAGGGGGCGAACGGGTGGTTTTACGAGACTTGGCAGAAGGGGGTGACGGTGGATGAGTTTTTAGAGAGGCGAGCGAGCGGGGAGGATGCTGGTGTTGTGTGGATCAAAGTGTTTGCGGCGTGGTATGAGTTTTCGGAGCACTGCCGGAAGGATGTGCTGCGTGAGCGTGAGAAGGTTGAGATGGAGCGGTCGATCAGTGAGCGTGAGGTTTTGTTGTTGGATAAGGGGATCTCGTGGGAGCAGTTGGCGTGGCGTCGGGATATGATTCGGACGGAGTGTGGCGGGAGTGAGGATCTGTTTGATGAATACTACCCGGAGGATGAGGTTCGGTGCTTTGCGGTTTCTGGGCGTCCTCGGTTTGATGTGGAGTCGTTGATGCTGATGGAGAAGCGTGCAAGCGGGATGGGCGCGTTGACGGGTCACTTGGTGATGCTGGACAACGGGATTGTGACGTGGAGTTCGCGGAGTGACGGGGGTGGGGATATCATGGTTTGGGAGGAGCCGCGGGAGGGGTGCCGGTATTTGCTTGGTTGCGATCCTGCGACGGGGGAGGACCAGACGACGGGGCGGAATCCAGACCGGACTTCGGTGCTGGTGTGGCGTCAGGGGTATTTTGATCCATCGACGGGGATCGAGCATCGGACGCGGTTGGTTGCGCGTGTGCGTGGGCCGTTCTTCGGGGACGGCGACGAGGTGGCGGGGCACATTCTGCGGCTGTCGAAGTATTACGGCGGCGCGACGGTGGTGATCGAGGTGAACATGGGGATTCACATTGTGGACCGGTGCAAGGAGATGGGCGTTCCGTTGTATATGCGGAAGGTTCCGTCAGCGCGTGTTGGGACGGAGGTGATGCAGTATGGGTGGAAACTGAAGGATGCGGAGCAGCGGCGTCAGGCGGTGGACGCGTTGGCGGTTGCGATCCGTGAGGGGGTGTTGGACATCGGGTGCAAGGATTTGATCCACGAGCTGAAGATGTTTGTGGTTGGGAAGAACGGGCGCGAGGAGGCTCGTGGCGGGGAGCACGATGACGATGTGATGTCGGCGGCGATGTCCTGGGCGTCTATGTCATCGGCGAGCGAGTATCGGAGAGTGATGCGTCGGCGCAGGAAGCCGGCGGATTGGGATGACTGGAAGAGGGTAGGGAGCGTTGGGCGGGGGTGGTAGCCTTATCGGCGTGCGCATTCCCATATGTTCCAGGTGGTTTTCATCTCGTGGATTACCTCGGCGTGTTTTCTGCTGTTTCCTTCGTTGTATGCGATGGCTTGCAGAAGTGCTTTAGCGAGCTTGTCGGACAGGTCTCTCTCAGTATTGAGTTGGCGCTTTTTTTCGAGCAATGATTCCGCTAAATGATCGATATCCTCCTTGCCGTAGCGTCCTTTTGAAACACGGATGATTTCTTTGAGCATGATAGGATCGAGTCGTTCACTGAGCGGTTTTGGCTCCTCCTCTTTCAGTCTTTCGTGAGCGATGGCGATGCGGTCCATAGTGGCTCCGCCGTCGTAGTCATCGGAGTCATGGACGGCTTCTTCGTGGATGACGTTGCATGCGGCGAGGAGGTCGGCGAATGCCATCAGGTCGTTTAGGTAAGGGTTCATGGTGTGTGAGTTGTGTCGTCTAGGTTGAAATCGCTACCTTGGCACGGGTGGGTTATCTACCTGTTGTCCCCAAGAATTGGACGCGCCATCAGCACGCCGTGGAACGTCTCGTATTCCATGCCGTCTTGGGTCGGCCCTGGGCATTCGCATCCGTCATTGTAGTCCATCCGGCAGATTGAGCAGGTGTCGCCTAGCTCCCCGGTTTCATCATCATAGCCGTCGCAGTCACCCGCGAAGCTCACGCGCCGCCATCCGGTGTCACCGCCCCATTGCAGAGCCATCGCGTCCGCGATTCCCTGATACGTCTTGGAGCGTTCCCGCCAGCGGTCAGGCGAGGGCGTTAGCTTGTTCTGGCCGTTGTCGCATTGGTTCGCCCAGCGGGGCTTTCCGTCCACCATCCGGGGAGGGACATTTGCGGTTGGCTGGAGCTTTGGCAGACCTTTCAGCCATAGCCCGGTGGTCTTGCTCGCATCATCCCCGAACTGGTGCGGGTGGACGTATTGATCGGCCTTGCGGATGTTGCTGGATATCGCGCCGACAGGATTCTCGATGGCGATGCGCGGGCAGTCCGCGTCCATGAATAGCCTCACGAAGTCCAGGGCCTCGGTCTGCGCTTCGCGGCGGGCTCTGCCCACCAGCGTTCCAGGCTTCACTTTCTGATGATACCCCACGCCGGGGAACTTATCATAGTCCGGGTCAGAGAATGCCCACGCTGCCGCGACGTTCAGGAAGGTGCATGGCGGATGAGCGATGATGAGATCCCAACCGTTGGCGAGGATGTCCCGAACGTCCCCGGTGTAGTGATCGCCGGGAGTTTCCGTTTCCAGCATATCGCAGGATGTGGCTATGTGTCCCAAGGCGTTGAGGGCATCCCGCACGGTTCCCGATGACTCGCAAGCCACAAGAACACGAAGAGGGACAACAAGACGCTGCATGGAATGCCGAGGAGCATCCTGCGCGAGTTTGAGCGTTAATTGGTCGGCATCCATGAGCTTATGCGTTGTGCAGAATCATGCAGTGGAGATCCGCCCACCATTGCCATTCGCTTGGGTCAGCGAGATCCCCCGTGCTTTTGTACTCCGCCGTTAATGGCCCATTGACGTTCTCGCGGACATTGACGATTTCCCATTCATTCGCGCCCCAAAGAGCAACGAGGATTTCGCCGTCGCATTTCGGCAGATCTGCGGGATCGTGGACAATCAAAGATGCACAACAAGGCGTGCGAGGACAATCCCCACCAGCGGCCCTGTTGGCTTCGGTGGAGTCGGATGGTGGCTGGGTATCGTTCGTGTTCATAAAGTTTTATCGGGTGGGGATGCCTCCACATCGGCGTTCTGGCAAGAATCCCAGCGGAGTTGGATTGTGCCGTCGGCGTGGTTGATTCGGGTGTAGCGTATTCCAGCGACAGGCTTCGGATAAAGCACGCCATCGGCGGGGCATCCATGCTTGGCGGCGATGGCAAGCACTGGGTTCATGCTCATCATGGAGCGTGGGAAGCGGACAAACTCCCACAGGTCAATGACGCAAGAGCCAGAATAAGTCGGCGCAGATCGACCCCCACTAGCTTTCTTGTTTGCGGGGCGTTTTGGCTTCGATGGTAGTTTTTTCATATGCGGAGATTTAGGGCTTCGGGGCCGTTGGGGTCGTCTGGCCTTGGACGTTCGTAGAAGAAGATACCGCTTCTTTCGCTGCCTCAAGCCATTCCATGATTGTGGGGAGGGGCGTTCCCACTGGTTGCGCCCTTTGGAGTCTCAGCGTTTGGATTTCAATGCCGTTCCCTAAGTCCTCCGTGTTGGTATCTACGAGGACTCGTGGGTTTCCGGTGGTGAATGGCTGTTTTTGATTATTCATGCTCTGGAAATGTTGAGGGTTAAAGGGATTCTTGGCAGATTTTCGATCATGTCGCGGTCTTTTCCCATGAGGAAGATGGAGCCTTGCCTGACCCTCTCTTCGGTTGAATGGATCGACCGCGTGAGCATCCCCGCGATACTGGCGATGCTGATGCCGCAGTCGTGGAGGTGGTAGGCAAACACTGTTCTCGCATTCTGAATATTCCGTCCTCGGTAAGCGGTGGCGGAGAGCAGTTTTTCGGCGGTTGTGCCGTAGAATTCGGCGATGGCGTGGGCGCATTGGAGGATGGCGTCGGCTTTCTTCTTTTTGGTTTCAGTTATCATTGCGGGTGGTGGTGTCGATTTTGATGCGGCCTTCGTTGTATTCGATGGTCATGGTTCCGAGCCATGATTCGTCGTAGAAGAAGGTGAGGGTGTGGCCGGTGTGGCGGAGGTGGCCTTTCTGCTTTTTGTCGTCCGGGTGGTGGTGGGACGGGATGATGAGGATGGGTGATGTGTCGTTGCGGAGGGTGAGGCGGAATTTCTCGGGGTGGACGATGTCGGTGGGCAGCGTGTCGATGCAGGAGCGGATGAACTCCTCTTTTTCGGCGTTGATCTGCTTGGCGGCCTCGAGGTTGGCGTCTCGGACGTGCTGAGGGACGTTGGTGCCGGACATGGCGTAGATGGGCGGCTCGATCCAGTGGTTGGGGGAGATTTCCTGCGGTGGTTTTGGTTTGTGTTGCATGGTGGTTTAGAAGTCGGGTTGGCGTGATTTGGATTCTTGGTGTTCGGGCTTGGATCCTGGTTCAAATCGGACGATTTCGGGGATGAATGTTAGGTAGACAGAGCCGGTGGCTCCGGTTCTGTTTTTGGCGATGTCGAGGCAGGCTGCTCCGGCGGCGTTGTCGCGGTCATCCTGGGTGTCCGCGGAGTAGGCCTCGCGGGAAAGCAGACCGATGATGTCCGCATCCTGCTCGATGGCGCCGGATTCGCGGAGATCGGACATTTTTGGGCGGCCTTTGCCTTTTCCGGTGCGCTTCTCGGAGTCGCGGTTGAGCTGGGCGAGGACGATGACGGGGAGGTGGAGTTCCTTGGCGAGGGCTTTCAGTCCGGCGGAAATCTCGGCGACCTCGCGCTCTCTGGAGTTGTCGGCTTGCCTGCTGGAGGATTTGAGGAGCTGGAGGTAGTCCACGGCGATGAGCTGGATGCCGTGGCTGCGGTGGAGTCGCCTGGCTTTGGCGCGGAGGGCGGTGATGGTGATGCCGGGGGTGTCGTCGATGTAAAGGGGGGCTTTGGAGAGGCGCATGGCGGCGCTTTGGATGCGCTGGAGTTCGCCTTTGTTGGGGTTGTGGCCCTCATTGAGGGTTTGCCATGCAAATCGGGCGGTGCCGCCGATGGATCGCTTCATGAGCGCTTGGGTGGACATCTCGCAGGAGAATACGGCGGCCGGAAGTTCTTGGTTGAGGACCACGTGCTCTACGATGTTCATCATGAGGGCGGATTTGCCTACAGAGGGTCTGGCGGCGATGATGATGAGCTCTCCTGGCTTGAGGCCGGAGGTCTTGCGGTCGAGGTCCGGGTAGCCGGTTTCGATGCCGAGGATGGGCTTTTCTCCGGCGATCTGTTTTTGCATTTCCGAGATGACGTCAGAAATGGCATCCCTGACGCCGTTTGTGGCGTTTGTGGCACTGTGGTCCCGAATCGCCAAGATCGCCCGCTCTGCTGCGTCCAGGGAAGCGGAAACCGCCTCTGGTGAGTCGTAAGCATCCTGCACGATGGCGTTTGCGGCCGCGATCATGGATCGGAGGGTGAATTTCTCCTTCACCATGCCGAGGTGGTAGTGGAAATGGCCGGGGCTGGCGGCGTAGGTGTAGAGTTCGTAAACGGAGGAGGCGCCGCCGCAGGCCTCGAGCTTGCCGTTGTCGAGGAGGTGCTGGACGAGTCCGACGAGTTCGAGTGGTTGGCCGGCTTCGTGGAGGTTGAGAAGTGCGGTGAACAGTGTTCTGTGTGCTGGGAGGTAGAGGGTTTCGGCTGAGAATCCGGTTTCGATGGCGGCCGGGATGAATTCCTGCGGGTCTTGCAGCATCGAGGAGAGGATGGACTTCTCTGGGCCTACGGCGTGGGGGAGAGGGCGGGTGATGTCGTCTTCTGGGTTCATGAGGCTTGGGAGATGGTCTCGCGGTAGTGGCGGCGAGCGCGGTCGAGGTCGGTGGACCAGTTGTTGAGGAGGGTGACGAGGGCGGTGCGGCGGTGATCTTTGTCGGTGGGGATCTCCGCGAGGTAGTAGGTTTCCATTCCGGCGATTTCCTTGTCGGTCGGGTTGGCGTCTTGGAGCGCCTCGAATTCAGCGATGGACCATTTCGTTTCCGGCTGGCGGTTGAACCACGATCCGATGCGCTGCATGGCCGGGGTGATGATCGGATGCTTGAGTCGTTGCTTTTGAGCTTGGGTCAATCTGCGGAGTCTCTTGGTTGACTCGGCTGGCTCTGAGGCTGGTTGGAAGAAATCCTGCGCCTGCCCAATTCCCCCTTTGGGGGTAGGGGGTATTATATTCTCTTCTCTTCTCTTCTCTGGTCTGACATTTTGAATCGTTTTTGTCGGACATTTGTCGGACAATCTGTCGGACGTTTTTTGCTCGCTTCTGCGTAGGCGTTTGGCCTCAGATTCCAATGCTCGGGCCTTAGCGGAGGCTCCGTTATGTCGTTGGAAATTAGGGAGTTGCAAGTTTCCGTCTTCGCCTTCAAGCCATCCGACTTGTATGAGCGAGGCGGCGAATCCTGGGCGTCCGGTGAGCGCATCAACTCGTGTTTTTGTGATTCTAATGCCGCTTCCGTCGATGGTTTGTTTGTCTGCCCAAGACCAGAATCGGACAAGAAGTCCGACTGTTGTCGCATCATCTGTCCCTAAAATGTCGGACATTTGTAGGACATCTTGATCCTCGTATAAATCGGTGCGGATTTTGATCCAATCGTCAGCCATAGTCAGTGTGTGGGTTGTTGGCGTGAAAAAGCCCTCGGGCCACCTGCCAAGTGAGAAATCCGACTGACAATCATGTCGGCTTGGCAGGCAGCCCGAGGGCTTGGGTGTGAATCTGTTTTCATGATCGTCAGATGTTTCGCGTTCTCAGCGCGGCCTTTCGGCGGGCGCATCTTTACGGTTCCAATCCATCCAGCAAGTCAGAAATGTTCGGATTCGGATGATTTGGCGTTTCTGGTGATCCTTCCTGTGCGGCAATGACCTGCAGCAGGGAGCGAGTGGTGCATTCGAGCTGGATGGCGGTGGCTTTCAGGACCAGCAGGAGATTCTGGTTGTCCTTGCAGACGCGGGAGATGCCGTCGTGCTTGATCCAAGGTTTGCCACAGCCCTCACAGCAGGGGTCTGGGGCGAAGGGCGGGTTGTCGAAGTCGAAGATCATGGTTTTAAATGAGGTTGATGGTGATGAGAGCTCCTGGTTTTTCGCCGTATATTTTTGAGACGATTTGGCAGGCGATTTGTGCGTCGTCTTTCCACCCGATGCCCGTGATGGCATCTTCCACTGCGCGTAGCATCTTGGTGGCGTCTGGCTTGGTGGTGTGGAAAACGGGGGCGGATGGCCTCGGGGTTCCGTCTGGTCGCAGATCGCCTTTCCTGCGAGGCATCACGAACTTGACGGTGAGGGAGAGTGGTCCCGCGAAAGGCTCGCGCCCGTGAAAGGCTTCCTGTGCTGTGGACGCGACCAGATTGCGCCAGTCCTTTCCTTTCTTGCCTGATGAGTCGATGATGATGCCTCGGCCTGCTTTGGACATGCCGACGAATTTTTTAGATCCTGCGGTGCCGGGTGTTCCGGAGACGAAGAATGAGTTGCTTGGTGTTTGGTTCATGGAAGTAGGGAAAAAAGTGCTTTGGCTGCGATTTCGGAGTGGTGTCTGCCTTTGGCGTTTTTGAGGTCAATGGAGGCGTTAATGATGACGATGTGCCCTTCGAGGATTTCTCGGGAAACCAGTGCGGTTTCAGGGCAGGATAGTATTTTGATTTTGCCGTCGCGCTCTGTGCGCACGACGCAGGGTCCGGGTTCGTTCATGGTTTCTTGCTGGTGAGGTGGTGGTGTTTGCAGTGGTCGCAGAAATAGACGCGGAGGAAGGTGTTGCGCTTCTTCTGAACTCTGCGGGTGACTTCGGAGGCTATCTTCTTGCTGGGGTAGCAGACTTTGCCGGTGTCTTGGCATCGGGGGAGTTGTGCGCTTCCTGGTGGCGTTTCCGGCGCGTCGTCGGATGCGGAGATGAATTGCGCTGCTTCCATCGGGGAGTATGAAGGCAGCATAGTGGTTGGCCCGAAGACCTCGTTGAGGGTGGCGAGCAGGGATTCTTTTTTGGTGCGCTTGCTCATGGTGGGTTAAAATGGGATTTCGTCATCCTCGTCGTTCTGTTGGGCGGCTGGATTTGGGGCGCTTGTTCTTTCCTGCGCTGCGGGTCGCTCGGATTGGTCCTCCTTTTTTCCACCAGTGAAGTGCAGGCGCTCTGCGGTGATCTTGGTCTTGGTCTGCTTCTTGCCTGTTTCCTTGTCGTCCCATGTGTCCTGGCAGAGAAAGCCGGAGATTCCGCACTGGTCGCCCTTGCGCAGGTGCTGGGCGGCGATCTCGGCGGTTTTCTCCCAAAGGACAACGCCGAGCCATGCGGTTTTCTTGTTCTCCCCGTATCCGTAGTCGACGGCGAGGTTAAGTTCGCAGACGGATTTGCCGGCAGGGGTATAGCGGAGTTCTGGATCCCGCCCGAGGCGGCCGATGATGTTGACTGAGTTCATGTTGCTGTTTTGGTTGTGGTGGCGTTTGTGGTGATTTAAAGCGCGATTGCGATGGGTTCCATTTCATGATCCCAGGCATCCCACCGTCGTTCGAGGAAGGCGGTAGCCAGTGCGGCGAGTCTCCTCTTGTAGATATCCCTCGCCTTGTCGATCTGCTCGGGGACGAGGGCGTAAACTCTGGCACAGTAGGGCGGCACGTTGGACACGGCGATGAAGATAAAGTTGGGGCGGGGCTTGCCGGTGATCATAGCGTCGGTATCCAGATAATAGGCGGCTTGGATGTCGTAGGCATAGTCGCGGATGTCCCGCTGGAAGTGGACGATGTTGCGCGTGGTCTTGATGTCCACGAGGTAAGGGCTCCATTCCTCGCCGGGGGTGCCGATGCCCTGGCAGGCGTCGATGCGGATCTTGCGGATGATGCCGAGGTCTTTGTCGGCCGCCACGCCGGAGAGTTCGCGTTGGTCGCATTTTTCCAGCAGGTGGGCGGCGAGGTTGTGGCGATAGACTGCGTCCCGCATGGCCTTGATTTTGTCCACGTGCTCCGGGGAGAGCAGGATCTTGCCGGGGTTCATGATGCGGCACTCGATGGCGGCCTTGGTGTCGAGTCCATTTGTGGGGCTGAACATGTAGAAGTCATCGAAGTGGTTGTCGAAGGCGTCCGGTTCGAGCACCGCTTTGTGGAGGGCGTCACCGATGCTCAGGGCTTCGGATGCGCCGTCATCGTCGTCCATTGCGTGCTTGGCGTGGAGTGGCGTGGGTTTCTTCAACAGCGAGGCGTTGACGGTGAGGATGGGTTGGTCCTTGCCTATTTCACGATAGTGCCTGAACGACAGGCCTGATTGGTATTGTGGTTTCATGGTGTTAGTAGCGTTTGCGGCAGTTCGGGCAGATGCCTTGGCCGTATTTGGTGAAGTTGAGGGACGAGCGGCAGTCGCGGCAGATTCCGAGGAATTTGCAGATTTTGCCGAGGTAGTAGCGCAGGCGGAATTTCATGGTCTTTCAAATTCGCGGTCTTTTTGTTCAGTGTAGAAGCGGTCGGCGCGGTCTAGGATGCGTTCGAGGTAGTCGTCGTGCCCGTTGTCATCGTCGCAGTCGTCGTAGGGTTTTTCTTCCTGTTCCGGCTCCGCACACACAAAGCAGGAGGAGTTGGGTGAGGTGGATGCGCAGCGTGAGCATGGTGTCATGGTTTATGATTGGTTTTTGGTTCGGAGTCTTTGTAAATGGTCTTTTTGAAGCTGACGTTGCCAGCGGCGTGATAGACGACCACTCCTTCGGGATTCATGTATCCTGGAGCTGCCACCGATCCGTTCTTGGCTAGGATTGCGAGTTGTGTCTCAACACGGGTTGTGTCAAAAAACCCGCGATAAAGCACAGGGACCAGTCCGACGCATGGTGGCAACTTTTCAGTCCACTTCTCGATGCGCGGGTCGGCAGTGATGATTCGTTGTGGTTCGGTGCCGTGCAGGTGCCAGCGGGAGACATTAAAGAGACTGAATCGCTTCTCTCCTTTCGTGAGGCCGTAGCCACGCTGGATGCCGCTGCCCCACCATTCCCCGAAGTGATGGCCGGGGCCAAGTTTGATGAGTTCGCCGCCGTTTTCTCGAACCCATATGGCGAAGCTGTGGTTATCGTTTGCCGGGGTGATCCAACGGTTGCGGCTACCGGCGAGGATGTAGGTGCATTTCTGGGTTCCATCTGCATTTATAAAAACGTGACCATAAGAACTCATGACTAGGCCGTTGATGGTCGGCGGGCATGGTTTGTCTTTTTCAATGATCAAAATACTGGCGTTGGTGCCGTCGATTTTCTCGGTCACGATGCACTCGCGGGACAGGCGTGGGATTTTCGGGAATGGTTTGAATTCTGGTGTCATGGTTTTGGGTGGGGTTGGTGAAGTGGGGCGATGTCCAGCCTAAGACTCTCAGGTAGCGGTCCTCATTAAAGGCGTGCCCGCCCCACTTCGTTGGTTTGGGTTTAGACCAGTTGGAGTTGTTGTGCTGGCGCGGCTTCTCCGTTCACATGGGTGATGTGGCCGTCGCAGATGTGGATGCTGTCTTCCTCGGGTTCTTCGCTGAACTTCTCGATGAAGATCTGCATCTCGTGCTGTTTCGCAAGCTCCGTCAAAACCGCAAGGTTGGCGCGTGAGACCAGCGCTCCTTCGCGGACAAAGATCACCTTAAGTTGGGGGTTCTGCGCCATGGCGATCAAAGTCGAGACCTTGATGCGCTCGGCGGTGTTGAGGTCGCTGAATGGCACGTCGTTGACTCTTACCACGTCGTCCTCGATGGTGAGGCCGGGGACCGGGAAGTTTGCCGCGGCGATGCGGGCTTCCTTCTCGGCGAGGATGCGCTTCACTTCGGCGTCGAGGTCGGTGCTGCGCTTGAGGGCGGCGCGGTAGGCTTCCTCCTTGGAGGCGCGATCCGTGAGGGCGCGGTTGTGGGCGTCGGCTTCGGAGTTGGCGGCGTCGAGGTTGGCAAGTGCGGCGTCGATGGCGTTCACCTTGTCTTGGTGTTCGGCGGTGGCGGCTTTGCGTAGGTTCACGCTTTCTGTCTGCTGCTGCTCGTCTTGCTGGAGCTTGGCGAGGTAGCTTTGCGCCTGCTGGAGCTGGGCTTCCAGTGTGGCGATGCGCTCGTGCTGGGCGACGATGCTTTCCTGGGTGTCCTCCAGCAGCTCGATGGCGGCCTCGGTGGTGCGGATCTCTGCGTTGAGCTTGTCGCGGTCGGTGATGAGGCCGGCGGCGGATTGTTTCTCGCGTGGCGCTCCACCGACAACCGGACAGGCCTTGTAGAGCTTCTCGGCGTTGTCCTTGCCGCGGTTGGCCTCGGTGCGCTGGGCGAAGGCGGTTTTGTGCGCTTGATCGAGGTCGTTGGTGTCGAGGCCCACGGCGATGCGCAGGGCGTCGGCTTGCTCCTTCGGCTTGAGGCGGGTGAAGGCCTCGGGGTCAAAGGCGAGGTTGCCGATCATGGCGTCGAGGAACTTCTGCGGGGATGGCATCTTGCTGCCGTCTTCGCTGCTGACGTCGAGGTAGGCGTTGCTGCCCTTTTGCTTGCGTTTGACAGTGTAGGTGCGCGTGGCTCCGTCTGAGAGCGTCAGGGCGACCGTGGTGCTTTCGGCGCCGTTGCGGATGGGTTGTTCCACCCCGCTGCGGGTGAGTGCCCACATGATGGCGTCGAGGACGGAGGTCTTGCCCTGGCCGTTGTCGCCGGTGAGGACGATGGGGTTTTGGGTGTCGGCGTCGATGGCGACGGCGGAGAGGCGTTTGAAGTCGAGGGCTTCGAGGCGGATAAGTTTCATGATTCTATGGTGTCTTTCTGTTTGTTGGAAAATTCCGGTTTTGGCGTCGGGACCGGAAACCCGCCGGGTGTTATCTTAGCGGCCTTTCTTGCCGCCCTTGGGTTTCGCGCCTTTGGCAAATGGGTTTGCTTTAGGCATGGGCTTGGCTGCTGTTTTTGGTTTCGCTGGCATGGTGGTGTTTGGTTTGGGGAGATTACTGAGAAATGCCCTTGCGGTAGCGCCAGATGGCCATGCGGTGGGCATAGGGGTTTGGGCAGCCTTTGAGGCGAGGGTATTTGCGCAGGCGGCGGGAAACTCGGTGCATTTCAGCTTCCTGCTGGGGACTTGGTTTTTGATCGTCTTTTTTGCCGGTCAACAATTCGCGGATCTGTTTTAGGATTCTCATGGTGTTTATTTCAGGGATTTTGCGAGGGCGAGGATGGCCATGTATTGAGCGGGAAGCGCCCAGAGGTCGGCGGGGAATCCTATCTCGGGGATGGCCTTGGCGGCGTCTTCCGCAAAGTCAGCCTCGCTCTTGCTCTTAGAGGAAAGGCGGGCTTGGATCTCGTCGTAGATGGACGCGCAGGCGGAGTAGGCGATCTTCGGGTCGTCTTGGTTCAGCGCCGCTTCTCGTGCTGCGGCGAGTTCTTTGCCCTTGATGGTGCCGTGGATGGCTTTCCACTTGCCGTGGGTATGATCGGCTACGGCGGCGGGGACGGCGAGCATTTGGACCACTTCCGCTTCGATGGGGATCTCTACGGGTTCCGGTGTCTGTGGCAGCGCCGGTGCTGGTGCGGCTACTGGCTGTTCGAAGGGGCGGCTTTCCAAATCGAAGGCTGCGACTGGGCGGCCTTTTACATGCTCGCCTCGTGGGGCTTCGCTGTCGGCTTGCTCCATTTCGACGTCCGTGAGGATGCCTCCGATTTCCTCGGGGAATGCCATGCGCAAAGCCAACGATTTTGCACATTTGCCCAATTGTCCGTAAGGCATTTTGCGCCACATGCTGTTGGGTGCTCCATCTTTCGTGCATTGCACGTATTCATCCCAGCGGGCGGATGCGGTGAAAGGCACGCGTTGGCCGCCGACGATCTTCCAGACCGTGCAGGTCGCCTTGATCGGGTTTGGGGTGCTTTCGTCGGCGGGCAAGAACTTCACGTCCTCGATGCCGGCGCAAAGGCCACCACGGTGAGCGATGGCGACGTATCCGTCGATACCGGTCTGGTAGCTCCAGACCATGCGCTTAGCCTCGTTGCTCCAGCGCTGGACGGCGTGGATCTGCTTCTTGAAGGGGTCGAGGCCTACTCGTTTGCAGACTTCGCCGAAGTATTGCAGTTCGATGGGGCTCGACCCCTTCATGATGTGGTCGGAGAGCAGCTTCATCTGCTCCTCGGTGAAGTATTTCTCCTCCGGCGCGTGGGCCTTGATGGAGGTGTTTTGTGTGGCTAGTGCGGTGCTCATGGTGTCTGTTGTTTGCGGAAATATCGGGCGACTTGTTGTCTGGCCTCGTTGAGTTCTCTTTCGGAAATTGCGGAGGGGGCAGCTTTGGGAAAATACATGCCGGGTTGGTATGGGGCGGTTGGCGGCTTTGGTGGCCCTGCTTTGATCTGAGTCATCGTTCGGTGGCTGAAATCAATTGATGTTTTGCGCAGCGAGGTATTCATGGCGTCTTACTTCTTGGTGGCTTTGATGCTGTCCTTGGTGATCTCGACGTTCTTGTCGCCGAATCCGATCACCACCGAGGCTCCTGCGCCCTTGAGGGTGCCTTGGAATCCCTTCACCGCTTTTGCCAATCCTGGCAGTTCTGGTTGATCGGGATCCGGCAAGGCCTGGGTGGTTTCCAACTTCTTCTTCACGCTCCAGCTCAGGCTGTCGGTGAGGGCTTTGCCGGTGATGTTGATTTTGATGGCGTGGGCGAGACTGAAGACGATCTTGTCGGCCTCCTGGTTTTGGGCTTCTTCGGAAACTGCGGCGATGTCGCGCAGGATTTCCTCTTGGTTTTCCTCGATGAGTTTCACGAGGTTGTCGGCGGCGGTTCTGGCGATGGCCAGTAGTTGGTTGGTTTTCATTGGAGTAAAGGTTCAAAGGGCAAGACCCAGACGGTGAGGTTGCCGGTGGGGGCTTCTGCGAGGTGGTAGGGAATGGCGCGGCCGTATTTTCCGCTGCAGTCAACGATCATGCTGACGATGGCGAGGCGTCCGATGGTGTCTTCTGGGGCGACGTCGGCGGAGAGGAGTTCGTAGCCGATGAGCTCTGCGGCATCGATCTTGATGCGCGGGTGCTTGGCGAGGAAGGCTTCGGCGTAGACGACGGCGGCGTTCATACAAGTTCTTGAGTGAGGCGGTTTTTCATTTCCTCGGCGGCGTTCCATATGCCGTCTTCGAGGCCGGGGCCGTTCTGGAGGGCGGCGAGGTAAATGATGAGGAGTGCCGCGATCTTCTTGCGGTCGTCGGTCGAGGGTGGGTTAGCGTCCATGGGTGAGTAGTTTGTCGATTTCTGAGGATGGGAAGATGATCTTGGCGGTGCCGGGGATGGTGCGGAGGCGTCCGTCACTCATGAGGCGGCGGACGGTCCAGACGCTCAGGTTGAGGGCTGCTGCCGCCTCCTTGAGCGTGTAGGTCTTCTTCTCGGCGATGCGCAGCTTGGCGGCGATGCGCTCGGCGATGAGGTCGATCTGGTCGTCGGTGAGGAGGATCATTGGTCGATTTCCTTTTCGTTTGTTTCCCCTGCCAGAGTGGCGTCAGCGATCCGTCCAAGGTGAAACCGGACAAATGCACTCTCTGATCTCTCCTCACGTTTTGCGGCTTCGCGGATGCGGGAGCGGAGGGATTCAGGAATGCGGGCAGCAAGAATGGTTTGGGTGTCTTGATCTTCGTCGTCGGGCATGTGTTCCGTTGTATGCCGTTAAACGGAGCGTGCAAGCAGTATTTTGCTGAAATTAAAAAAAAGTTTGTTCCCGTTAAACGCGGAGCTAAGAATCACCGTATGAGGAGTCACGACAGAGCGTCGGATTCGGATATGCTTGGCGTATCCATGTCCAAAGAGCTGAAGGAAAGGATTAGGGCGGCCGCCTCTAAGGAGAAGCGCCCCATGGCGAACTGGTGCGCTTTTCACTTGGAGCGCATGCTTAACGAAATGGACGCTGTAGATGCGTTAAAGACTGCGGCGCTTCCGACTTCCCCGAGTCTCCAATCCTTGGAGGCGCCAAAGTCTTACCTTTCTTCCCCTGCTATTGGTGCGACCAGCGCTACTCGTAAGCGCAAGGCGTAAAGCCGTGCGAGTGGTGCACAAAAAAGGCCGAGGGGCAAACCTCGGCCTGATGGTTGATGATGCTGGCGGATCAACGTCCGTGGTGGTGGTTGTGCTTCTGGAGCTCATCGAGGATCTGGCCTTGCAGCATGGCCTCGTGGCTGGGGAAGTAGGAGCGTTGCTTGACGAAGTAAGGCTTGCCGTATTTTTGCTCCATCAGTAAGTCCTGATGCCTGAAGTAGTTCATGTATGCATCAAGAGTCACTTCTTTGGATTGCACGAGTGCCCATAGTCTGGTAAGATACATGTTTTTGACCGCGCAGTGTTGCCGGCTTGTCAGACGGGTTCCGTCAGGCGGTGGCTCGGTGAGGATGGTGTCCGCAGTAATGGGCTGCGCGACGATAGGCAGAGAAAGCAGGAAGGAGGCAAAGACGGCGATGAGAATTGTTTTCATGGTGCTGTTAGCATGCGCTCATTGTGGGCGGCAGTCAATTCAACTTATCTGCGCTGGAAAGGCTGTGGAGTTTCTGGTGGTGGGCGTAGGTGGCCAGCAGGGTTTTTCCGCCATCCTTGTGCCCGAGCCATGTGGCCAGCGTGACGACATCGATGCCCTTCTCGATGCAGTGGCTGGTGAACCAGTGGCGGAGGTCGTGGATGCGCATGTGGCGGATGCCAGCGCGCTTGCAGGCGGCGTCCAGTGCCAGCCTGGGCGTGAGGATGTGGAAGATGGGACCATGTGCCCCTTCCCAGCGGCGGACGGCCAGCAGGATGCGCAGGTGGTCATTGAGTGGCACTTGTCGGACCTCGTTGTTCTTCGTGCCCTTTTCTCCGCCGGTGATGGTGATCCACGGCTCGGCGATGTCTTCCCAGCGCATGGTTTGCAGCTCGGAGATGCGCAGCCCGCTCCACGCGAGGAAGGCGACCATGTCGGCGGACTCCTGGCTGTGCGGGCGTTTTGAGGCACGGATGGTGCGGATGAGCAGATACATCTGTTCCGGGGTGGGGAGGTCATCGATGCGGGTCTTGGGCACCTTCAGGCGTTTGATGTCCTTGGTGGGATCGTCGCGGCGGATGCCTCGCTCGATGACGAGCTTCATCATGCGCTTGACGATGGCGAGGGCCGTATTGGCGTGCATGGCGGCAGTGTTGCTCTTGCAGTGGATGGACCACCACTTGCGGGCGTCCTCCGGGGACCATGTGGCTGGGTTCTTGTGGCCGGGTAGGGATTCTGACAACTTCAGGAACAGGTGCTCGTAGTAGTCCTTGGTGGCTTGCTTGATCTTCGGTTTGCCGAGGGTGAGGGATTTTTCCAGCGCGAGGGCGTCGGCCAGGGATTCGATGTTTTCGCCGGCGAGGGATGCGGCGTGGCGGAGGTCTTCCAGAGTCGAGTCCCGTTTGCGCTTGGCTTGGCGCAGGTCGGTCGTGTTGAGGCTTTGGCGGATCTTCTTCCCGCTCACCTTGGCGCGGAGGTAGATCGTTCCACTGGGGTGGCGGACGAGGTTCTCAGCGATCTTGGTCCATGTCATGAGGGAACCGTTCGCTTGAGAGTGCCAGGTGGGCAAGGGGCAATTTTTGAGTTGGTGGGCATTTGCGGTGGGCACTTCGTGTTAGGCTTTTCACTGAAACCCTTGTGGGAGTAGTACCCCGGCTTGGATTCGAACCAAGGACCAATTGATTAAGAGTCCTGTAGTAAGTGCGAGAATTGGTGGTTTCCTTGAGTTTGCGTTGGTTTTTCGCATGGGGCAGGGGGTGTTTGGTGCCTGTTTTAGGGGGGTAGGTGGGCACTCGGGTGGGCATTAAAAGGTCTTGCGCTTTCGCCAAGAGTGAGCGAATGATGGGGCATGAGCACGAAGCGAGCGAAGGTGATAGGCACACGGTTTATGGCAGAGTTGCGCAATGTGATTGCGGATGATTTCGACGGCAACATGTCAGAGATGTCTCGGCAATGCAAGGTGCCAGGCGGAACGCTGGGGCATTATCTGTCGACTCACCGATATCCTCGTGTGGATGTGCTGGATCGGATCATGAAGGTTCTGAGCAAGGAAAGCCGTGCGCGGTTGCTGGAGGCATATCTGCTGGATTTGACTCCGCCATGCGTGCGTGGGCAGGTGGTGGTGCGTGGGGCGCAGGATCCAGTATTGGAAACGAAGCGTTTGGACGCCGACCTCGGGCTGGATGACCAACTGCGAGGGTGCCTGGAGTGGATGGGCCGGTTGGCGCTGGAGAACCATGCGGTGCGTCTGATGGTGCAGCAGACGGCGAAGGCGTTAGGCTGGAAGGGCTGAGGCCGCAGGAATGGCTGGCAGCGGCTCCAACTCGGCGGGCTTCACGTCTTGTGCGACACGCTCCATCTGACGGCCAATGCGGATCTCCAAGATGTCGAAGAACACGCCCTTCTCGGGGTCGATGTCCTGCTTCTTGTTGATGGTGATGTCGCCTCCGGCCTTGCGGTCGATAGAGGACACCCACTGGTGGGCGATCTCGGCGACGAAGAACTCGGGGCTGCGGTCGAACTCTTTGGGTTGCGGGTCCATAGGGGTTATTCGGCGACCACTTCGGAACCGCTGGAGATGGTCTTGACGGTGACGGTGTAGTATTGGGTGTCGATGCCAGTGCTGACGTTGGGGCTGGTGGACTTGGCCACGGTCACTCCGGTCGGGCGGTCGGCGGTGGGGGTGTTGTTGTATTTGTTGAACAGCAGCTCCATCAGGCCGTGGATCACGGCGCGGTAGTCGCCCGTGGTGGCGTGGCCCTCTACGTCGGTGACTTCCTGCAACGGGGCCAACGCCTTGATGGTGTGGGTGCCCGTGCCCGTGTCGGTGGAGACGATGGCCGTGCCGTTGCGGGTGAGCGCGAGGGTGACGGTGGTGCTCAGCGGCACGCTGATGACGTAGTGGTCGGCGGCGGTGAACGGCGCGGGCAGGGTGGTGCCGGAGCTGATCGCCACCTTGTCGCCAACCTTGAGGTTGTGCGCGACCGAGGTGGTCACGGTGGAGGTGGTGCCGTCCACGGTGAAGGTGCCGATGGTGATGTCGGCGAAGTCACTGGTGGGGAGCTTGATCTCACTGGAGCTGAGGGCGTAGCCGTTTCCGAAGAAACCTTTGGGTGCGGGGTCGAAGGCCATGGTGGTGGTTTGTCAGGGGTTGTTGTTTGGGATGGTGTATATTCAGGAGAGATTTACAAGGAGGAAATTACAGCTTGGCCCCGGTAAGGACATCCCACACGGCGACGGGCGGCGCTTCCTTGGCGTAGGGCCACCATTCGGTAGCCTCATGGATGAAATGGGTTCCGGATTCCTCTGACCATGCGTCGGCGGCGAAATAGACTTGGCAAGTAGCGTCGCCGCTTTCGAGTCGCAGGATGTATTGGCAGTCTGTAAGAGGTTTCGCGTATGCGCTCCAATCGTTGCCGTAGCCGTCGTCATGGATATTGGTCCCCCCGAAATATTGCACCGGGTAGTAATCGGTCCAAAGCATTTCAATCTCCAGATAGAACTTGTTGGTTGCAGCGAAAAGCCCGTCAGCCGTATCGCGTTTTACGACCGCCACGCTGTCCCCGCGCTTCACTTCCGCTTTTACACCAACGCCAACGTCAGACGTCCCCCACCATTGCGAATTGCTAGACTGGGTGCCGTTAAAGTCATCCTGCTCGAAAGAAAAGGCGTCGATGTGGGGAGTCTTCCACGCGTCACGCCAGATGCCATACTCGCTCGCCGCGATGTCGCTGTAATAGCTGCCGGTTCCGGCGTTGTATGTCGCGCCGTTGTAATCGTCGCCGCCGAGCTTGCAATAACCGCGTTGCTGATAGGTCGATGCGCTTATATCAAGCCGCCTGTTTGTTGGAGCGGTCGTAGGGGCGCTGATCTCTGAAAAATCAACGTCATATACTGTTGTTTTCCATTTCGCGCTGCCGCCCGCAAACTGAGCGTCTTTGACGCGGTAGAATATCTCCGCGATTTGAGCCCACGTAACTTCCATCGGAAATGCCGTGCCGTCGCCAACCTCGCCTGCCGTTTTGTCGACAAAGGTAAATCTCAGGTCGGCGGTGAAAACTCCGGCGCTCATGGCAATGGCGGGGCGTAGCTGTTGCGGCTGTTGGCCTGCACCGGCAGCAGGGCGAACTCGCCGTTGGCGACAATCAGCAGCTCATAGCTGCAAATCTCATCACGGCGGCACTGGGTGATGTCGTGGCGGTAGGTCGGCGGACCGGGAGCCGGATCTGCGGGGACGGTGACCGCCAGCGTCTCGGCGAGCACGGTGTATTCCGCCGCGTAGGTGCTGGGCGGAACGGTCGTGTAAAACTCGATGACGGGTATGTTGCCGGGGTCATAGACGCGGGAGGCGGAGTTCCGCGTCACCTTCAGCACGACGAAACCCGTTCCGCCCGAGGCGGCCAGATTGGGCTTGGCGGCGACGGTCACGCGGGTGCCCTGAATGACCGCGACGCCGCCCGCCACGCTGTAGGTGGCGTTGGGGGAGACGCCCCCGGCAGGCCCGCTGCTGGTGACCTTCCACATGTGGTCGCCAGATGCGCCCGCTCCGCCTTCGCCCAAGCGGACATCCTCGAACAGGCGCTGCGTAAAGCTTTCGACGTAGGCGTCCTTGCGAGAGTTCTTGGCTATGACTGCTTCAGCGATGATCCAGTGGATCGTTGTTGCCGTATCCGCTGGGATGAACGCCTTCGCGTCCACCTCGGCGTTGAGCAGATCCCCTGCGGCGTCGTAGGTGAACTTGATGAACACCACTGTGGCGGGGAAGATTAGATCGAACTTCGCGCCGGGAGGCTCGAACTTGACCACGTTGTCCTCAATCACTCTGCCGGAGTGGACGTAGATGTTATTCACGTCCCCCACGAATCCAAGGACGCACTCCCATGGGTGTATCGGCGCGACTTGCCCGCCGTTGCCGAAGCGGTCCTCCCACCGGGGAGGGCGGGACTCGACCTCGACAAAAGTGTCGTTGTATTTACACGACCAGTCCCTCGGCTCGAAGGCGGGCCTCACCTCCATTCGGGAGTCTTCGTCGGTCATGTCGCTGTAAATGCTCATAACGTGATGTGAATTTCGCGGGTGATGAATCCCGAAAGATGCGGCTGCGTTTCGTAACCCACCAGCACGCGGCCTACCCCCCTCCATGTTGCGTATCGCGTGGCAGGAATGAGGATCTGATCGGAATTATTATAGTAAGTCCTATCATTTGAAAGCGACCAAACCAGATTGATCGCCCCATGAAGCGTCGGGCCAATGCTTACATTCCCAAAAGGGGTTGCGATTTTTATCGGGGTTGGTCCAAAGTTGATAACTGATCCACCCGAAAAACCTCCGTTATCCGAGTATTTCTCGGTCACTTGAGCAGGGAGAAAACCCTCGAATCCTTCCTCGATCACCGGGTTCCAAATGGCGTCAATCCCTCCGTCCCTTCGCATCAGGTCTGTTCTTTTCATGCTGAGAAGAACAGACGGAGCCGTGAACTTCACCATGGTGCCGTAGGTCCGGGTGCCCGTGCTGGTGACCACGCGGCTGATATTCTCGAATACCCGCTCCGCGCCGAGCGCGAACACCTGTTTGGAACGCGAGTCCCCTTGGCCGAGTATTGATGTCGTGGCAAAACTGCTGGTCTCCACCGTGGTGTAGAGCGGGTGCTTCTCCTGCGCCGAGGTGAAGCTGCCGCCCGCCACTGACAGCACAGGCGTCTCGTTCTTGTAAACCGAGGTGGGGCCAACCTGCGCCACCTTCTGGCTGCGGGTGCCGCCGGAGGCGCTGGAAAATGTGCCGTTCCACGTGATGGAGCCCCAAGCGTTCGGGTCCACCTCCTTGCTGCCGCCGCTCGGAGCGACCGAAGCGGTCTCGTTGAGGTAAACGGAATTGCCGCCGATGTTCGCGACCTGCTTGTAGCGGTCGCCGGACGGGCTTCCCGAGTAATTGCCGTTCCATGTGACGGATCCCCAAGCAGCGCTGTCTTTCTCCAAGGTGCCGCCGCTCGGTGCGACCGAAGCGATCTCGTTAAGATAGACGTTGCCGCCCGGTCCGGAATAAACTTGCCGCGACTTGTCGCCACTGGAAGAGGAGGAGTAACTGCCGTTCCATGTGACTGATCCCCAAGCAGCACTGTCTTTCTCCAAGGTGCCGCCGCTCGGAGCGACCGAAGCGATCTCGTTGAGGAACACCGATCCTCCCGGTCCGGAATAGACTTGCCGCGATTTATCACCACTGGAAGAGGAGGAATAATTACCGTTCCACGTGATCTTACCCCACTGTTGTGGGTCAACATCCGTGCTGCCGCCGCTGATCGAAAGAGACGCCGTCTCGTTGAGGAACACCGAATCGACACCGTTGCTCCAAACCTGCCGCGATTTATCACCGCTGGAAGAGGAGGAGTAACTGCCATTCCACGTGATCTTGCCCCATTGCTGTGGATCGACGTCCGTGCTGCTGCCGGATACGGTCGGGTCCGTAGTGGTTTGCTCATACACCGTGGTGGTGCCCTGCGCGAAGACGATCTGGACGCTCCCTCCGGCTGGCGCGGTTGAGTCGGCGGTGTAGTTGGTGGTGCTTTTGATGGCACCCCATTGCTGGGCGCTGGTCTCGACGCCTTTCAGCCCCTCGCGGGCCGTGGCGTTCACCACGCTCTTCTCATACACCTCGGTGGTGCCGTCGTCGTAGATCTTGTTGGTCGAGCCGACCTCACCCGCCCCGAGGTTGTCCGTCGCCTCGTAGGTCTTGACGGTCTGGAGCGTGACGAACGGCTTCTGGTCGGTCGCCGTGCCCGCCGCGCCGAGCTTGGCAGTGGCGGTGACTTCGCTCACCTCATAGGCTTGCACGGTGCCGTCGTTGAAAATGAGATTGGCGCTGCCCGATGTGGTGTTGATGGTCGGATCGGTGGCGTATCTCTTGTCAGTCTGGATGGAGACAAACGGCTTCGCTTCCTTGTCGCTTCCTGCCGGACCTTCGCGGGCGACGGCGACCTCCTCGGTGTTCTCCCAAATCTGGTTGGTGCCCTGCTCATACACCAACTTGGCCGATCCGCTGCGGTTGGTCGGCAGCACCTTCGCCGGGCCGGGGGTCATCACCTCGGTGATCGTGACGAACGGCTTCTGCTGCACGCCCGAGTCGATGGCGGTGAGTGTGAGGTTGAGTTCCTCGGTGGTGACGGTCTCTGCCACGCGGTCGGGGGTCTCGCGCTTGTAGGACTTCGCCACTTGATTCCCGGTGAGGGTGCTTGATCCCACGGCGCTCACCATCTTCTTCACCGTGGTGCGGATTAGGTCGCGCAAGTAGCGGGCGGGCGGCTGCTTGGTGGCGTCGGAGACAATCTCCTGCTCGACCGGATCGGGCCATGCGCCGCCTTTGACGGTCTTGGTGGTCTTGACGCTCTTGCCGTTGCCGATGGGCTCGACGGTGGAGGAGAGGACGGCGAGTCCGGTATCGGCGAGGGTGTCATCCGGGACGAGGAGTTCGCTGGTGGTCTTGGTGACGAGGTCTCCGTATTCCTCGCCGAGGAGGGGAGAGGCATTCTCCACGATGATTTCCTCGGTGACGGTTTTCTTGTATTGATCGTCGTTGAGCTTCTGGTGGACGATCTTGGCTTGATCTCCGGTGGGGGTGGCGGGGGTGGGGATGTTGTTGACGTCCGCAGCGGCGAGGGTCTCGGTGGTGGAGGTCTCTACGATGGTGGTCTGGATCTTGAATTTCTGGGGTGTGAGATCATCGACGCCGATGGATTTGACCTGTTGTTTTGGGTAGCCGGACTCGTAGGTGCCATCGGTCTTTTTCTTGCGCGGAATCTTGGTGCGCTTGAGGGTTTTGGATTCATCGATGGGCTGGTAGGTGCTCAGGTGGTCCGCATCGATGGTGGCTTGCGAGGGGGTGGGGACGACCTGTTGGGAGTAGAGGTGCTCGCCACGGCCTTCCTGGCGGTCATCGCTGCCGAGGAGGATGGCCCAGGCGGGGGCGGAGCAGTGGGAGACGACGAGGATGCGCTTGCCGTCCTTGGGCTGGATGGAGGCGTCCAGCACGATGTGGGTGGCAAACTGGGTGCCGAGGACATTGCCGAGGACGCTGCCGCGTGCGGGTGCGCCGGTCTCTGCGGCGACCTCGCGCTGGGAGGTGTAGGTGCGCGGCATCCCGAGGAGGCCTGGCTCCTGGATGGTGGTGACTGGGCGGAATGGTGTGGAGGAGGCCATGGCGGATTAGTATGCCGACCGGATGTGCTTGCCGGGGGCGGACTGGGGGTTGATGGAGCGCAGCATGGAGAGGGACTGGGCGTAGGCGTCCTCGATGCCTTGGCGGGCGGCGGTGTTGATGAAGAAGGGAGAACGGGTGAGGTGTTTCTCGGCGACGGGGACGAGGATGCTTTCCGCGTAGCCGTGGGGGATGGGGAGGTGGCCGTTGCCGTCTGAAGCGACGGAATAGACTGGGACGGCGTAGCGGACGCGGGCCTCCATCATGCCGGCGGAGGATGGAGCGGGGAAGAAGCGCAGGCGGAAGCGCGGGGTGCTGTAGGGCGTGTGCTGGTGGGGATCCACGCAGTAGCGCAGCGGGGTGCCGGTGGTGGCGGATATTTGTGGGATGGATGGCCAGCCGAGCGTGCGGTTTTCCATGCCGTAGTCTTCCCAGCCTTCGACGGTGTTGCCGGGAAGGTGGTTGACGGAGGGGACGGGGGCGAGGAGTCCGCCGCCTTTGACGAGCACGGGGGAGAGGACTTCCCCGATCTCGATGGGCAGGGTGTAGCTGTCGTGGTAGATGGCGATGCTGGCGCTGCCGGTGGTACCATCGTGCGGGAGATCCAGGGTGATGACGCCAGTGTCTTCATCGACGCCGCGGATGCGGTTCTCGGTGCTGGCTCCGGTGATCTTGCAGGCACAACCTTCAAACCAGTCTTGCCATGCCGCAAAGGTGACCGTGGTGCTGTCGTAGGTGGCGGTGACGGTGGTGGTGACTGGCGCGTGCAGGATGAAGCCGTGGGTGGCGCGGCGGGTCCATGGGGCTTGGCTGGCAAAGAGGAACTGCAAGGCCGCGTTGATGGCGGCGATGCAGGATTCCGTGCGGCCTGGGTAGGAGGCATCATCCGGGAGTTCGCGCTCCTCGGGTGAGAAGTGGGTGAGCAGGCGGGCGATGAGGTCTCCGAGGGTCATGGTGGTGGCAGGTTATCCCGCCAGCACAGCCATGGCGGCGTCTTCGGCGGATTTTTTGGATGGGGCGGCTTTGGGCAGCGGTTTGGGTGCGGCTTTGGCGGGTTTGGAAATCGGGAGGATGAGCGCCACCAGCGTGTAGGAGTGGGCGGTGGAGCGCATCAGGTCACGGGCCATGGCGGCGTCATCGGCCATCCAGACGGATTCCGGGATGACAAGGGCATGGCAACTCGTCGCGTTATCGTGGAGGAAGACGTAGCGCTTGTTCTTGGAGCCAGCGACGGGGACCGGGCGGGCGTTGTAACAGCCGGAGAGCTCGAGGCGCACGATGCGCTGGTCTTCGGGTTTGCGCTGGGAATCCAGCCATTCTTGGGTGACGAGGTGTGGGTAGTTCATGGGTATGGTTTGGAAAAGGAAAGGGGGCGGGCCGGTCTAAGACACCATGAAGAAGACCAGCCCGCCCGTGTTTCTCAGGGGCGGCGTTCGCTTACGCGAGGCTCGGCACTGGGTAGCCTTCGTGTTCGATGGCGAACTCGAGGAGCAGGTAGCCGTTGGTCACGCCGTTGGTGTTGATCGTAGGCGCTTGGCCATACACCATTTCGTAACCTTTGCCCTTGATGAAGGAGTAGTCGTCCTCCTGTTCGATGCCGTTCATCTGCACCGAGCCATAGGCGCGGCAGGCAGCGTGGGCACCGAAGATGAAGCCGTAGCCGATGGGGACACCCTTCGCGTTCGCGGGGATGATCACGGCGCCGGATTTGACTCCATCGACCAGGGTGTAGCTGGCGATGTCGGTTGGCAGGGTGGGGGTGCCGCCTGCGGTGAGCACGCGGGTGGTTCCGTTGACTGCCAGCGATCCTCCAACACCGAGGTAGAGGCTGCCGACCGTGGTGGCTCCGAGAGTGGAGGTTCCGGCGGCGGCGCTCAGGATGTTGGTGATGGTGATCTGATTACCCGTGTTGCCGGTGGAGCCGGTGTAAGACAGGAAGCAGATGGTGCCATCTGGATTGACAGCCCACGCGTAGTAAACGGTGGAGTCCGCGCCCAACTTGTCATCTTCCGTGAATTCGTAACGGAATCCTGGGAAGTGTTGGAAGTAGAGGCTGGTGGTGTTGGTGGACGAGCCTTTGAGCTTGCAGTCACCCACGGCGCTGCCGGCGTGGAACTGGAAGTCATTGCCGGTGTCCTCGGCCAAGTTGGCAGTCATGATGGCCTTCGGCTGGATCGGCGATCCGACGTAGTCATCCCAGTCTTGGTCTGTGACGATGTGCTCGTAGAAGTTCTGACCTTGCCATTTCACCAGCTTGCCGGTGAAGAGCGGGTTGCCTTCGCCACGAGTTCCGCCGTCACGGATGGCATTCTGATAGCCGCTATCGTTGCGGATATCGAGGTATGCGTATTCCGAGGCGAAGAGGAGGTAGCCGTTGATGTGGTCACCATTTTCTCCCATGGTGTGGGAGATGGGTTTGGCACCCATGGTGTTGAGGCGGGCCTTGGCAGCGACGGCCAGAGACATCGACAGGGTGTCGGTCTTGGTGATGGCGTTGCGGGAGGTTTTGCCGTTGGGGCGGTAGGTGTTACCCACGCCGCGGTGGATGAGTCCGACCATCATGTCGTTCTGTTTCCAGAGGCCCATTTTGAGTTTGAGCAACTCGGCGGTGGTTTCCTCGAGGACGTTGCCGGTGGCCATGAAAGCGATTTGCTTCTTGGTGAAGGCGACGGCATCGCGGTGCCAATCCACGGTGACCGAGTAGGTCTTGAACTTGGACTTGGATTCCGAGCCCTTGAGGCTGCGTTCACCGATGGAGCCAGGACCGCCGGGAGCGGAGATGACGGTGAAGTGGACCTTGTCGCCACCCTGTGCCTTGAGCTCGCGGCGGCGGCAGAAGATGCCAGCCTTGCCAGCGTTGGCGAGGGGGATGCGTGGTTGCTCGGACTCGAAGGCGGAGAAGGCATCATGTGCCTTGGAGCCGATTTCGAGGTAGCGTGCCCAGAGTTGCGCTTTCACGTTCGCGTCCATTGCGGTGGCTTGGGCGAGCGTCTGATAGTTGATGAGTGTTTCGTTGGCCATGGTAGTAGGTAGTTAGTAGATTTCTTGCGGTTGTGCCCGCTTTGGCGAAAATGGCCGTTTAGGCCCCGAAAAGGGCGGCGCGGAGGGTATCTTCGTTAGCGGTTTCGATGAGCCTTTGGATGTTGTCTGGTGACGGGCGCACGGCGCTGGCCGATCCTGGGACGCTAGAGCCGAGTGGGCGGGCGTTCTGTTTCGGGGCGGGTGCTGGAGACTGGGGCTTGGCGGCTGGAGCGGGCGCGATCTCTTGGGCTACTTTCGCGGCGAGTGCTTTGAGTTGGCTTGGGTGATTGCGGATGGATCCGTATGCTTTTTCGTAGGCCGACACTTCTTGGGTGAGGCGGTAGCTGAAGAAGCTGGTGGGGTCTTCCGATTGGGGGTGGTCCACATAGATATCCTCGATGACGGCGTTGATGGCCTGGTCTTGGATGGTGGATTCCCTGCTGCGGATGGCCGCCTGCGACTTTGCTTGTGCCAGAGCGGCGACGGCATCTTCGATTTGGGCGGTGAGTTCGAGTTCGGTGGGTCGATCAAAGTCCTCGACGGCGGCCTTGCGCTGGGCGCGAAGAGCGGCGACTTGGTCAGTGAGAGCGGTCACATCGGCGTCTGACTCGGATACGGGTGCTGGCTGCCTTGCGGGCGTATTCTCTGGCTGCGGGGTTTCCTGTGCTTGGGCGGTGGGCTGCGGGGATGGTTCCGGCATGCCTGCTCCCGATTCGGTGAGCATTTTGATGGCATCTGCCAGACGGGGCGCTTTTCCTTCGCGCACCATGTCCTTGGCTTGGGCGACAAGCAGGCGGTCGTCCGGGTGCAGGGATCTCAGGGAGATCCGATCCAGATTGTGCGCTTGCGGGGTCTCTGCGGGCGGTGGGTCCGTGTCCTCGGCGGATTCCTGCGGCTGTTCGCCTGCGGGGGTGTCTGCGGTGGATCCGGTCTCGGCCTGCGTGTTTGTGGTGTCACCAGACGCTGTGCCGGCTGGCTCGGCGTCGGCTGGAGTCTCGGGGGTTCTGCCGAATAGCAGATCTCCGATTTCCGTTGCGTTGTTCATCGCGTCGATAGAAGCGGTGAAGTCGGCGGGTTCCTGCCGTTGGGGCTGTTCGCCTCCTGCGGGCACTGTCTGGTTCTGAAGCTGCGGTTGTTCACCTGCAGCGGGTGGGTCCATGACTGGCATGGACGAGAGAGTAGAAGAGAAAAGGTGGAGCGGGAGTGGCGGGATTCACGATTTCGCTTTTATTGGCGAAAGTGGGGGAAGTCGTCACTTTCCCATGAGCTTCCACAACGCCGCGATGCCGACCTGCTTGCTGCGGGCGGTGGGGGACCATTTGCCATCAGAGACGTATTTTCCCGGTCGTTCGACCGAAGTGGCCGCGTAGAGATACGGAGTCGGCGTCTCGGGATGGTAACGGCGGTAGCCGCTGCCGTTGTAATCCTCGCAGGCATTCAGGCTCGCGCCGAGATCCGACCACTGCTTGAGGTGCATCTTATCGTAGAATAAGGCGTCCTTCGCCGAGTATTCCCAAGTGAACGGCGGGGTGCCGTCGAGCGGGCGGCCTTTCGGCACATACTTGGTGCGCCACTTGAGCGAGCTGCCTTCGTGGAGATGAAGCAGAAACGACCCCCCTGCCTCCATATTGTGCAAACTGGCGATGACATGAGCCGGAACCCCCGTGGACGCGCTCACGGCCTCGTAGCGAGCCTTGTTGCGCTCGATCCTTGCCACGATGGTTTGCACCTCATGGAGCCTGTGCTTCGGAATGGTGGCAGTCCTATACCGTGATGCGTTCAACGCCGCGTGGCCTGCGGGCTGGGCCGAACAGATTACTGGGACGAGTAACAAAAACAGCGTTTTCATAACATGTTTGCGCGACGTGTTGCGCTCACTTACTTATCCCCGCGATGCAGGCAAGAGGTGCGAGGTAGCAGACAGCGGTGGCAAACCAGTAGTGGCAGAGCGCGGGGGTGAACTTGCCTGCGGCGATGTCCGCATTTAATGCTCCCGACTCCGCATAAAACGCTGCCTCCGCGAACACCAACAGGCGCAGGATTGGCGCGAGGGTGATGACGCCCAGCACGGTGACGGCGGTGTAGGCCAGCTCGACAAAACTCCAGCCGGACGGGATGATGAGATAGAACGCGATGGAGACCGCGAGCACGATGAGCGAGGCGGTCTTGTTGACGAGATAGTGGCCGATGGCCTTCAGGGTGTTTTTCATAATGGGATGTTGGCGGTGATGAGATAGGCGAGGGCGATCAGGGTGATGAGCGCGACGGCGGACAGTGCCCAGTCGAGCAGATCGCGGGGGTTGTCGTCGTTGAAGGGGTCGTTAGGGTTCATGGCAGGCTATGGGTAAAACGATTCATGCTCGCGTGCGTCATAGGGTTTGTTTGGTTTCGCTGGCGCAGGCATGGTGCGCTCGTTGGAGGCGGTTTTGAGGATTTCCAGCAAGTCCGCAATGAGTTGGTCGATTGGGTTCATAGCGGTTTCACGAGCGGGAGGATGAAGCGGATGGCGAGGTAGAGGACGCCGATGCCGAGCAGCAGCCAGAGGCCGTGCTTGACGGCGCGGCCACGGGCGGCGTCGGGAGCCTGCTTGGCAAGTTCCTGCTGGAGGGCGAGAGCGGTAGCATCAGCCTTTTCGGCGTCGGCTTTGAGCAGGGCGGATTCAGCGGCGGCGCGGTCGGCCATGACTTGCAGGTCAGTGGCGTCGATCATCGCGTTTTGCGCGGCGGCTTCGAGAAACAGGTTCTTGATGCTCACGGCTTCCCATGCGTCGGCGTTTTGTTTGAGCTGCGTCGGCGTTGCGGTGCCCGTCTTGGCCATGTGATGCGCGAGGTTGCGGCCTTTGACGATGTCCGCCTGCACGCCCCGGATGCCCTCGTCCAGTTTCTCGGTGTTGCGTTTCACTTTGGTGGC